TGATGTCAAGGATGCCCTAGAGACTCTGGAAAAGCGGAAGGATTACCTAAATCGCAACTTAGTTGTGATTACGGGTTATCACTCTACTAATTCGGAGTCTTTCGACCGAAATACTGTCTCCTATTTCTCCGGCGGTCTCGGCTTCCAGGCCTCCACTCGTGGAGACCAAAAGGTCGAGATCAAATACCGGGGTGCCGTGCGATGCGATACTAGCAACCCTTACGTCTCGGAACAACGTCTTTGGGGCTTTAGCCCTGATAACATTATTCCGACCGTTTGGGAGTTAGTACCGTACTCGTTCCTGATCGATTACTTTACCAATATTGGCAAGGTACTCGATTCCTTCGCACTTCGTAAAGTGGATCTTGCATGGGGCATTAGAACCGAACGGCGGCTTGGAATTTACCAAGTCGTAGACGTTCGTAATGCCAACAGCAAGCCACAATATAAAGTGTTGCGGGAAGTAACCTCTATCGGCGATTACCGTTCAGAGGCTAAGGTCGTTATTCGTACGCCTATTTCTTCGGTACCAATACCGGAGTTTAGGTTTCGCGTTCCGGGGTTCGCCACACAGTGGCTAAACATCGGTGCGCTTGTACGTCTAAAGGCCCGTCGCTTCTGAGTTTTCTCAACCCGTGCAACAAGGACATTTTTACAATGGCCTGGAGTCCTTCAACCCCCCTTACGGGGGCCGCCCAGTCGGGGCTTACGTCTCCAACGTATACCCTGACCGCTGACACTTTCCCGTCTTCAAACGGGAAACAGTATGCGATTACCGCCCTTGGCGGTACGCAGACTGGTGTCATCTCAACGGGAGCTTCGACGCCGTTCACCCTCGCCTTTTCCAAGCCTGCGGTTCTTAAGACCCGCACCTTGGATTCGGAAGGGCGTGCGACTGCTGCTCCTATGAACGTCTACAAACAAATCACTCGCAAGAGTGTTATTGTGGACGCTGCTGGTTCGACCCGCGTCATGCTGATCACCACCGTTGTGGAGGTGCCAGCTGGCGCGGAGCTTACCGACAGCGAAGACGTTCGCGCTGCACTCTCCTGTCACATCGGAGCTCTTAGCAATACGAGCTCTGGGATAGGGGACACGGTAGTTTCGGGTGTTCTCTAATGAAAACACCAGAAGATCTTCAGAAGAAAATTCTGAAGAATCCGTGGTTTCTGTGGATCCTGGTACTATTGGGTGTAAACCCTCTGTATCTTGCTGGTCCTGCCCTTTCTTTGACTGCGAAGCAGTTAGAGAATGTGGCGAACCAAGCAGCTCTTGCCGGTTTCCGTTATCAACGGTAATCGACTTGAGCTAGATCCGCAAAAACAGCAGCGTTTTGAGAGGACACGATATGAGCCGTCAGCCTGTCGTTCTTTATCAATCCCTCCTCGAGGACCTATCTCGTCATCTGCCTCCGGATATAATCAGCCAATTAGAAGCTGGTACATCCGTTGACAGTTGGCCAGATATAACGCCGAAAGAGTACGCTTGTCTTAGCTTAGGCAAAGCCTTCTACAAGAAATTTGTAGATGTAACTGAGCCCGAAGCGGACGCGCGTGCTCTAAGCAAGTTCTTAGCCGTTAATGAACGGTGTGGAACTTGGCGTTTAGACTCGCTACAAACCTGGGAAGAGGAAGCTCTTGGTACCGTTAAACGGCACCTCGATAACTTCTTCTACACAGGTCCCGATTGTCTGATCCCTGACTTATCCTATCTATTTTCAATAGGTAGGTGTGGTCCGGGAGCTTCGATCGGGAGTGTTGGGGGTGATGAGTACACGAAAATGTATTCTTCACCCTTATCTGTAGCAAGTGAGGCCCTCTATCGTGCTTATCGGACTAGTATACAAGCACACCCAGATCTCCTAAATGCGGAAAAGTTCCGCTATCAGGAGTACGGTGAGCCGATGCTAGTTGAGGGAAACCGCCTTAGCTTCGTTCCTAAGCAAAGGGATATTTCTCGTGTTATTTGTATTGAGCCTACACTAAACATGTATGCTCAATTAGGGCTTGGCGCCCTACTGGAAAGGCGGCTTCGCCAATACTTCGGTATTGACTTAGCCACCCAACCTGACAAAAACCGAGAACTAGCCTATCAAGGTTCTCTTGGGAGTCAAAGGTATGGTACCATTGACCTTGAGAGCGCCTCAGATAGCATGTCGGTTAAGATGCTGAAGTATATCTTGCCAGGAGAAGTTTTCTCCTATCTTGAAATACTTCGATCTCCAACCTCCATGTTGCCTTCGGGCGAGCTGGTCGACTTGAATATGGTCTCTACAATGGGTAACGGTTTCACGTTCCCTTTGCAGACTATCATATTCGCGTCGGTTGTTTCGGCGGCGTACGACATGTACTCCTTGGAGAGAGTACGTGGCACACGCAGTTCTCCAGGAAATTGGGGCGTCTTTGGCGATGACATAGTAGTAGATGTTAAAGTCTACCGCTTAGTCTGTCGCCTCTTGTCGCTCCTAGGTTTCGTGGTGAATGCCGGAAAGTCCTTCTTTGAAGGTCCCTTTCGCGAGTCCTGCGGGGCTGACTACTTTAGTGGTCAGCCTGTGCGTGGAGTGTATGTAAAATCACTTCGCACACAGCAAGATCGCGTTGTAGTGCTAAACCGACTTCATGAATGGTCGGCGCAGACTGGCGTTTTCCTACCAAGGACAACGCGACGTCTGTTCCGATCAGTCCAGAAAAGGTTTGTACCTATCTGGGCCAATCATGATGCCGGAATCAAGGTTCCCTTTTGGGCAGTCGAGAAGATGCGTCGTTCTAAGCACCTCCAATCTATTCTATATAGATCGTGGGAGCCAAGGACTAAACACATCGACTTGCTTGCCTTTGGGGATCTTGCTCGTAATAGGCGCATTTATAATCCATTCGGGTTATATCTGAGCTTCTTACGAGGGCACATACGCAACATGCAACTTACCTCTAGGCAAGAGGAACAGTTGTATGTAACGAAGACCAGAGTTGCTCCCTGTTGGGATCAACCGAGGACGTTGTCGGTAACGGATACCGACTGGCAGCGGTGCAATACCGCTGTCTGGTTTACCCTTTCGGGTTAGCCAGATCCCAG